GAGCAAAATTCTCTAATACATCTCGTGAAAATTTATTTGCACTTTTTAAAAGGTGTATAGCACTACCTAGTTGTTTAGCGTCTGCCGGTGAAATTTTGGTTTTAACTGCTAACTGTTCAGCATCACCCAAAATCCCTAATAACCCAGGTCTATTGCTCCCACCCGTTAATTCATCACCAAAGCCTAAAATTTCTGTAACTTCGTTGACAACTTTTTTCAAAGGTGACTCTCTAGTGAAACTTGCTGTCAAAGCTTTTAAATCAGATAAAGTATTTCTTATTTGCACTAAATTTAATGAATCTGCTTCTAAAGGTTTTCCTTCTTTAAGATTTTTTGCTAAAGTTGCGCTTTTAGCCGCTAGATTTTCTTGTATTCCTTTTAATAGTTGTATAGCGTTGGCCCCAGCCTCTTTATCGTCGGCACCAAAAATGAATCCTAGCCTTTCGTTTTCAAATTTATTTAAAGTTGCCTTTATATCGTCTGATGCTTTTTTGAAAACATTTTCATTAATATCTCCAAGTATTTGTGGTCTTATACTTCTTAATGCAGTATCGGCTTGTTGGAATTTTTCAAACTGCTGTTTCCTTAATCCGCTTCTAGCTTCAAACAAAGCCTCTTTTATAACCTGTCCTGTATCACCTGGATCTATTTTTTCTGGCAATATGCCGCCAGGTCCGTAAATTCTTTGATCGGTTAAATCTTTTATTAAATCGTCGAATAATTTTTCAACACTTTGTATTGAATCTATCTCAGAATTATTAAGGGTAGCTATTCTGTCTCTTACCAAATCATCTAATTCACTTTTTTGTGCTGAAGTCATGAAAGTTCTATCGCCATAATTTTTTATAATTTCAGCTAGATCGTCGCCATCTATTTTTTCTTTATTCAAACGGGCAAATAATTCAGCTATAGATCTTGTTAAATATTTTTTTGTTTCTTCTGTCCTTTTGGAACCAAAAACTAATTCAGCGGTTGACTGTCCTCTACCCACCAAAGATCTACCTAAGTTAGCTTGTGAAGGTAAGCCTCTTTCCTGAAATATTGTAACTTTACCCGCTTTTATAGCTTCAACGATTTCTTTTTCTGTGGCTTCTTTTCCTAAACTTGCGTCTAGTTTCATGATATCGTCCAAATTACGACCCTGTATAGCCTGTCTAAGTAATCTTATATTGTCATGAGGTGGTTGCTTGCCTAATAGCATGCCATAAGCAACTCCTAAACCTTCTCCTATACCCTGACCTAATGCCCCTAACCCAAATTCAAATTTTAAAAGATCTGCTATCTCTTGTTTATTTTGTAATTGTAGACCTTGTTCGACCTCTATAGCTTCTTCTACACCTTTACCAGCTGCAGTACCTATACCACTTGCTAAAATTCTGGAAGTTCTATCACCACCATTAAAAAATTTCATCAACCTAGTCACGCCCCCAATCAAACGCGCTTGTGGTGTAAGAAAAGCTATAGCGCCTAATATAGGACCAACGACTCCAGACATATCTGCAAAGTCATATTTATTAAAACCAAAAGATCTTTCATCAATGACTACGTTTTTACCTACTCTGCTGCCGTCTTTCAGAGTTAGATACTCAGGTTTTATACCTAATTTTAACAATCCTGCAGGTGTAGCTGCTAGTTGCAGGTCGCTGGTGTAAGTGAAGCCATCTTCACCCAATATTTTTTCGGCTACATTTTCTCTTTCTCTTGGGTTTTCAGCAGTTCCTAATTTATATCTTAAATCTACATCCTTAACACCTGTTTCATAATCAAATAGAAGCTCCTCTATGCCCGGTAGAGCAGCAAGCTTACCATCTCTTGCTCTGTTAACTGACTGGATTTGTTCTCTGACTATAGCTCTAGCCTGTTCCGGAGTATCTGCTTCAACTCGAACTTTATTAGCGTCTGTTATGTTTACTTCATATATTGGCATATTATTACAAGTCTATAGCTATTACTGTATTGATATCTTTTTGATCTAAAATTGCTTTTGAAAAATCGCTTGCAGCTAAAATCTTAGCTATTATGTTTGTTTTACCTAAAAGATATTCTTGTCCGAATTGACCTGCGGCAGGTTGTTTAAGTGCTGATGCGTTTAATCTGACATCACTTTGATATTTTAACGCGTTATCAACTAATTGTTGCCTAGAGTTTTTAAGCTTTTTGAGTATTTCATCTGGTTTTGAAGTTAAATCTAATTTACCAAATACTTGATCAACAATTTGTCTGTCTAAGTTAGAAATTGTTCTACCTGACTCGTTAAGAATCTCTCTAATGCTTCTATTTTTCAAAACGGTAATCAAATTTTGTATTTGTGTCGCGCTAGAAGTGTCTATGCCCTCTATTCCTGCTGCTGCTATAAATTGATCTTTAAATCTGTTGAAAGCTCCAGGGAAACCTGTAACAGCCTCTCCTTTGTCTCTAGCAGTTTCAAATAAACGTATTGCGTCATCCATCAAAGCTAAAGCTGATTGATTACCTTCAAAGTCTTTTATAGATTGATTTAATTTATCACCTCTTTTTGCTACTGCCTCAATATCGCTGAATTTCATTTCTTTGCCAAGCGCCCCAGCACTTTTAATAAGTAATTCTTCTTGGAATTTTTGTTTAGCCAGTTCACGCGCTGCTTCTTCTTTAGCAAATGCAGCAGCACCTTTAGCTAATCCTGCTCCCATAGTGCCTTGTTCAACTAATTGTGAGCCTATATTTCTAATAGCACGTAAAAACTTATCACTACTAAATACATCTAGCCCTAATTTTTTTGCAGCTATTGCTGTATCAAAACCTTTGTCTATGTCTTCTTTTTTTGTAAAGCCAGTTTTCACGTCAGAATCAACAATGGCTTCTTCAAGATCTGCTTTATCATTATCTTTTTCTACATTTATTTCTTCCTCAGGGCTGTCCGAAGTTATTTCTTCGGGATCTTCTGTCTTTACTTCTGCATCTGGGTCTGGAGGAGTTTCACCCTCGTCTAATTGCTCTAGCTCAACATTAATAGGATCAAGTCCAACTACTATTAAATCAAGTTCCTCTACAGATTTACCCCTTCTCAATCTACCACTTAGGTCTTGTTCGAGTGGATTCTCTTCATCTGGAAAATATTCTGACTCTATTACTAACTTCGGATTCAATTTTTGTATTAAAGGTAATTTATTAAATTCTTCTTTAGATATGTATTCTTTTTTAAAAGGATCACCAGCACGACCGAATAAAGGGTTTAAAATACGTTCTGGCAAAGTCGCAATATCTAAACCTATTCTTTCTACAGCTACTAAACCAGGAGAAACAAAGTCTTGAAGACCTGAGCCAAAGGATAGATAGTCTGGTAACATTTCCCCGAATTTAAAAGTTTCAGGATTTACGTCAGAAGCTTCAGACCTTTCAAAAGCTACCCTATCCCTAATTATTCTTCTTAAACCTTGTCCATACTCTACCTCTGGATTTTGTATTAATGCGGCTAATGTGTTCCTGTCTATAGCAGACAAAGAATTCAGGAACCTATCAGGATCTATATCAAATATTTGACCAGTTGAGCTACGATATTGAAAAGGATCAAGTTGCACTTCCACGACTTCTTCTACAGGAATGTTGTCTTGATTTAAATCTTCAATACTTTCCTCTATTGTTGTGTCTAAATTTGAAAAATCTGGTCCAAAACCACTAGGCGGTAGAACATCATCAAACGGATCTTCAAAAGGATTAGTAAACATAGGATTACCCTGCACAAATCCACCTACGTTAAACTTTTTTTGAAACCGTATGCCTATCTCTGGTACAGGTTCATTAAAAGGCACACCCATTTCTTGTGCAAACAAAGTTGTTGTGTCGAAGAAAGAAGACGGTATGTCTTTTTCAAAGGTATATGAATTTCTACTTTCAAATTGCGGATTTTTACTTACTGTTAAAAAATCTTGGGCCTTGTTTATTTTTTCTAAAAACAAAGATTCGATGGCTCTGTCTATATTTTTTGCTAAATTTACATTTTCATCTAAATTTAATTTTTCTTTTAAAGACAGCAAACCACCAATAAGTTTTTCAAAGTCTTTACCTTTTTGCACGCCTACAGGATCTGCAAGTGTTGGCATATTTTGCATGTCTGTATTTTCAAACATTTTTCTTTTCAATATTTCTTTCATTAGTTTCCGTATGTTTTCGGGTTTACTAGCCCAGAATATAAACTTAGTCCTGCACCTAAACCTCCAGCTGCAGGGTCTGTAGGCAATCCATATGCACTACCTATTTTGGTGCTTGCTTGTTGATATCCAGGCAAGAGACTACCTACCTGTCCTAAGACTGATAAAGGTCTATCCATTTGTTTTCTTTGCTGTTCAAATTGTCTTGCTAGTTGTGTATCTAATATGCCTCTTTGTACTTGTCCTAGCCCCATCAGTTCTCTTCTTTCTTTTTGCGCTAGATCTTGTCTTTCTCTACCTAGAGCACCTATATCTCTACCATAAGCAGCTAGATTTTGCCCTATGCTTCTAGCAAGCTGTGATCTTTGTCCACCTACAGTTAATAGATCTTGTCCAAAACCTCTTCTTGCTTCTAGTTCTCTTGCCCCTAATCCAGATTCAAAACTTGCAGCTCTTTCTAATCCACCTCTTTGGAACTCTGATTCTCTTTGCGCTTGTCCTAAAGCTTGTTGGAAACCTCCAGATCTTATGCCAGCTAGTGCTTCACCTAACCCTTTTCCAAGAGCTCTCTGACGTTCGGCAGCTGTTAGTCTGGCTCTAGATCCGAAGGCGGATTCACCTCCTGCTTGTATATCTCTTGCTCTTTGTTCTATATCTCTAATTTCACCTGCACGTAAAACATCATCTATTGTTCTTTGCACAACTTGCTCTTCAAAAGGATTAAAAAAAGCACCTGCTGATCTTGGATCAAAACCCACTAAACTTGCTCTTTGGAACTCTCTTGCTGATGGGCCTGTTTGTCCAAGAGACTGTAATAGACTGCCAAGACCTGTACCAAATTGTTGCTCTGCTCTAGAAAAATATGGTTGCATAAGAGCACCACCAGCACGCTCCAAACCAACTGCTTCTTCTATTGCTTTTTGTTGTTGTTGTAAAAACGGCTCAAATCCACCTAAACCGGCTACAGATCTATCTATAGCAGTCTGTTCTAATGGTGTTAAGCCTGCGGTTTGTTGTAACGGTATTTGTTGTTGTATTGCTGATGCAGCTGCTTGTTGAAGCTGATTAAAAAATCCAGGTGTGTCCTCTGTACCAAAGTATAAGGAACGCACTAATGGGTCGCTAATTACCTCTGATACTTCTTGTTGGCCTAAAACAGGTCTAAGTGGAGCTGGCCCTGTATCTACTGCAGGAACTGGGTCTGTCACGACCTCTGAGCCAGATTCTTCTCCCCCTGTCTCACCTGAGCCTGGCACTACGTCTCCTGCCATACCTAAGTCAACATCAGCATCTGGAAATTGTGGTTGTAAATCATCTGGTCTAAAATCTGGTATATCACTGGGATTTGGTAAAGTATTTAATACAGGTTCTCCAGTATCTAAATTAATAGCTGGTGGCATAACTTGTGCCTGCATCATACCAGGTGCTGCTTGAGGCATAGGCGGTCGATAAAGTCGCTCACCATTTGGGCCTAAAAAAAATTGACCTCCAGGTTCTACTCCTGGTGGTAGGCTTGCCATATCTCTACGGAATTGTTCCATCTGTTTTTCGTTTTCACTTCCAAAGTTATCATTACGTCTTGGATTAGCAATTCTCATACTTCTAGGTAAATCGCTAGGTAATGGTGCTTGTGTAATTACTGGCATGCCAAATCTGTCCGTTGTAAACTTCGGGCCAAAATCTATATTACGTCCTCTCATGCTACTCCTTCAAAATATTTCATTAATTTCATCATGTTTTTTGCACCTCTTTGTCTGTCTGGTTCTAGTGCTGGTGATAACTCCATAATACCACCTTTTTTCTTTTTCATTTGCATACTACCTGCACCTAAGTTTGCCTTAGCAGTCATAACAAATTCACCGTCTGACAACATAGCCGGTATATCATCTGAGGTGCCGGTACCAGGTCCGATAGACTCACCACCTGATCTCATATCTAAAACATCTCCACCCTCTGCATATTCTAACGCTTCATCTGTGTCCATTATTCCGCCTTTTGCTTTTCCTACTTTTTTTGTATTTTTTACATATTTAACTGCCAATTCAAATATTTCTGGATGATTATCATAAGCTGTTCTTAAAGGCATTTTGAAAGGTGCATTTGGGTCTGGTTCGTTAACAGGTTTACCAGTTTCTACATATACCGCTCTGTCTGATAAATCATCTTTTACTTGTCCTTTTCTTACAGCTTCAACATACGCATCAAAATCTCTGTCAGGTATGTCCTCTAAACTTCTCATGACTTTTCCGAATATGCTTTGCTGTCTTATAGCCGCATTAGATTCGTCTAGAATTAAACCCTCTGGGCTTATTAGCAATTCAAATGATTTTTTGTTAGCTGGACCACCTTCGGCATAATCTGATTCACCAACAACAGCACCACCTTTTGCAAAAGCATTTATTTGTGGTCTGGGGTTATTAAAACCGCCCCCCAGTCCTAAATCAAAACCGCCCGGTCCAAATGTTTGTACTGGTGCTAAATCTTTTCTTATTCCTGCTCTAACGTCTTGCATGCCTCCTTGTCTCTCTCGTAATGCTTTTTCTGTTAATTCACCATATCTTTTTGCTAATAAAGCTAATGTAGGATCTATTCCTGTAACACTTTTAACACCCTCTCTTACATTACCTAAAGACCCAAATATACCGCCTCCCCCTGGATCAATACCAAATAAATCATCTAAAATGTTGAACTTCCTACCACTAGGTGTTTGAAAAATACCGGAGGATCTTAGTTGATTTACTGGTACTGGTCTACCATCTTTATCCATAACTGTTGGCACCAAAGATTGTAAAGGTTGAATTTGACCTGACTCATACATAAGTTGTTTGTACAAATCTGGTTGAAATTCTTGTATTCTTTTTAAATCATCCGGCGATAAATTATTTAAATAGTTTTGTGCTTTTTCTCTTTGTTGTTTTGTGACTGCATAATTAAATTCGCTAGTCTCTTCTTGTTGAGCTACTTGTTGTTGCTGCCCCATCCCAAAAAGATCTCTGCCTAAATTTTTAAAGATACCTCTTTTATCCTCGCCCGGTAACACATATTCTTTTATACTGCTAAAAGTGTCACCAATAGATCCTGTACCTCCACCTAATTGGGATAAACTACCGCCTTCTCCGAAAACTTTCGGGCCTGTAAATAAACTTATAGCATCACCAATACCACCTTCGCCTGTTACTATACGGCCTGCTGCTCTAGCTTTGGAATAAATATTAGCTGGAGCCTGCCAAGGACCAGGTACAAATTTTGCTATTTCTGCAACAGGGTCTAAAACTTTTCTAACTTTTTTGAAGAATTTACCTATTTTCTTTTTAAATTTTTTGAGAAAAAACTCAGGTAATCCTGTTTGTGGATTTATAGAATTTAGTTCGTTGCCAACTATAAGTTCATTTAAAAGAGTGTCTTCTTTTTTTAAAGCTTTTTGTACGGCTGTTTTAAGACTAGGATATTTGCCTAAAAAATCGGCAGGCAAAACTACTTCACCAGGAGTTAAATGTGCTAACTCTGTATCTCCGAATCTACCCTTATTTTTTAAACTTTCTATACCTTGCATATTATGTAATTGTAACTGTTACGCTGCCTAACGAGCTTGTCGCACTCAATCCTGTAGGATAGGTACGGTGACTTGTTAGGTCAATAAATTGTGTTCCGTCGAACATCTGCAATACTTCTGTAGTTGTATTGAATATTAGCGTGCCAGCTTCAAGTTGGGCTGTATCACGTTCGGTTTGATTTAATTGTAACGTAAAAGTAGGGTCAAAACCACCTAGATTGATTTCTAATATTCTTACCAAACGGTTAAAAATTTCTACAGATACTTGATCGCCAGTAGCTATTGGAAGTCTTGTTGGTAATAATTTAGCCATCTATATGAAAATTTTGTATTAAAATCTCTACAGCATTTAATTTATCTTTTGCACTCGCTAATTTTTCTACCTCTACATCTAAAGATTGAACTATGTCAGAATGTTCTCCTATACCAACTGGACTAATCTCGTAAGCCAAAATATTTGCTTCATGTACAGCTATATCGCCGATATATTTTTTTCTTAATGCTTCTAATAAACTTACTTCTGGGTGCATTATCTTCTTCCGTCTTGTCTAATATCTAGTCTAGTCGCTCCTAATCTCCAGCCAACTCCATCATTACCACTATCTCCATCATTAGACGCTATTCTTATTACAGCCTGTCTTCCTCTGCCTCTAATGTGTGATTGTTGTGTGTTAGAGTCTACGGTTGATGTGGCTACTGTAGATAAGCTGTCGCCAGGGAAGTTTCGCACTTTTGTAACAAAATTTACATTACCCTCTTCTGATGACAAAAATTTAACATCTGGTATTATTTTTTTGATAAAGATAAAGTTTTCACCATCCCCTATATCAAAGTCAGAAGATTCTATAAATACACCAGTCATTTCGCTGCCATCATCATTAAAACCAAATTCATGTTCAAAAAGACTATTACTACCAACGGCCTGTGGGAAGGGCTCTACTCCAGAGTCTAACCATACAGTTCTAACCAGTTGACCATAATACCAAGCTTTTTCTTCGTAGTTGTAAATAACATATCTGTCTATTTCTTGCGAAGTTGCGGATGGATAAAACCAGCCTATTTCGTTTTCTTTTGTGTTTGTGAAGGCGGTTACTTTGTAGGCTTGCTCGCTGTTAAAATTAGAGAAAACAAAATTTAAAACACTACAAGGTATTTTTTGTACTGTCCCGTTGTATACATAAAAATTATCGTATGACATAAAATATACACCATTAGGTCCTGTAACTGCTGCATTTGGACCTACTAATCCTGTAGCTTCGTTTATTAAATTTAGTGCAAAAGTAAAAGGTGGTCCAACAAACTGCATGCTGTAAACAGAGGTATCTGTAAAAATTACTGTTTCTTGTCTTGATTTAACAGCACCAACTATAGTAGATCCAGAAGAAAGCCGTACTGAGCCTGCGGTATTATCAATTTTTGGCTCAAACTCTAGTTCATTTTCTTGATCTGAAAATGCTACAAACATAGGATCTACTGAGCCAGTTCTTGCAGTACCTGAAGCATTTAATGGATCAGCGCCCAAAACAATAAGATGTCTGTCGATTTCTGATGTAATAACTTGTAATGCTTTTGTTGGCACTAGATTTGCACCTGTAATACCTGATAGTTCTACTGCTCTAGTGCTTAATCCGCCACTTTCTAACCATCTAAATATACCACCAGCTCTAGCATTAATAATTAAATTTTCACCAAAATTATCATGTGACCATAATCTAAGTTGGTTTGTCTCTGATAAAGCTGCTGTCGTACCCCAAGTCCCATCACCCCATCCATTAGCTCCCCAACCAGTAGATGAAACATAAAAATCAAGGCCTACATTTATTTGATAAGCTCCTACCACACTTGATCCACCATTACCGGTATCGGAAGAATTAGCAGTTACAGTAGAGCCAGATGTATCTTTAGCCGTAATTTTATATGAATTTGCATTTACTATCGTATCTATTTGATATTCTTGATTCAGGACTGCGGCAACAATATTGCCACCTAATGACGTAGCCCCACTAAAAGTTACAAAATCATTTTTGACTGCTCCATGTGCGGTATCTGTGACTGTTAATTCCGAAGATCCATTAGACGCACTAAAGGTTACATCTCCTGCAGAGGTGGTTAGTCTAATCGGTGTAACATCATTTATTGTAGTGCCTTCTTTTATTAAATATTTAAGATGTGTGCCTATACCTAAATACTTACTACCTTCTAACGATATCCAATTATGCAAAGCTCTTGCGGTTCCTGTTATAGACGAATCAGTAGTTTTACGCCATCCAGCAAATTTTTCTGGTCTTCCTGATCTAAATCTAATTAAATTACAATCAAACCAACCCCCTTCATTATCGTAAGCAGTACCTTCTCTATTAATCCCTGGCCTAAATATATATTTTTGTATACTCATGTTTTTAATGTATCAATAATAGTTATAGAGCGTCTTAAAGATTTAAGAGTATCTACTTCTTTTAAATATTCTACCTTTTTCTGATATGTTTTTCCTAATTTATGGTTTGGTAAAAATTCTACTATATTTAACGGTAAATAAACAAAAGCAAATATGTCTACCTCTGCAGAATTATATGTTTTTTTTGTTTTGTTAACTTTTTTATTTATATCCCATCTCACCCAGTCAGATGAATGATGATCAAAACAGGAGGCGCTAGTTTTAACTTGTATTTTGTAAGAATTTTTTTGATCTTGTGATAAGTAATCGTATCTTGCAGAGGGTGGTGCCTCAAAGACTTCTTCTAGGTGACGTATGAGGTAGCTTGCCGCTAAAAATTCACCAGCTCTTCCAATCTTTTGTGAAAAAGACATAATCTACTATCATAAATACTGTTTATAATTATTATAAATAATATTTATATTCAAGATATAAAGTTCCTGATGATAAGAGTAATCATGCTAGTAATCAAAATACCTAGTAATCCTATTATTGATTTATTACCTGCATCAATTTTATCTCTTACTTCTTTTACATCACTATCTATTTCTTCAAACTTTGCGAAAGCTGTTTTCCACCTCTCGCTACATTCTTTTTCATGAACAGCAAGCTCTAGGTGTACGTCTGCAGCCGTTTTTCTTGCCATTATTTTTTTACCTTAAACTTCAAAGCAATCAGATCTAAATAATCATATAGTTTGCTGATCCATTTATCATCTCTTTCACTAGGGGTGAGAGTCGATAAAATAGAGGCCAAACTAATTATTACAGATAAACTAATAATTAAATCACTTAACCAATTCAAAAAATACATCATTTCTTATACCTCCAGACTCTTTTCCAAGCCTCATTTTTGTGTTTTGTTTTTTTGTTGTCAGGAATATATTTACCATCTTTATCTCTTTGACGAACCCATACAAAGCCTAACATTTCTAAAAATTTATTCCACATCTTTTTTATCCTTATCTTTTTTTTGTTCTACAACTTCAGACTCTTGTAATCTTTTTACGGTTTCTTGTCTTACCGCAGAAACGAAAGATAGGTCTTTGCCAACCCAAGCTCCGTTTTTACAAGAATAATCTATAAGTTGCAATATATTTAAATAAAAGCTTTTGTCTTGCATTTTAAC